ATTAAAGATCCGGTCACGATTTGGGATGCCATTCTCGCGGTGTTCTTAGTGGTCTTTATTTTTCGAAGTAAAGGCAATGTCGTTTCAATGCTAAGGAGCACACCATGAGTATTTTAAAATTAGGTTCAAAAGGTTCAGCCGTCACTGAATTGCAAAAACTGCTGATTAAAAATGGCATTACTGGACGCAATAAAAAACCAATCAGCATTGATGGCGATTTTGGTGAAAATACTGAATATGCAGTGATTCAATTCCAGAAAAAGCAGAATCTTAAAGTTGATGGATTGGTCGGTGACTACACACTAAAAGCCCTACGTGGTGAATGCACCAGTAAACTTTTAAAAGAAAGTGATTTAGTCGAAGGTGCCAAACGTTTGGGTGTGCCTGTCATCGTAATCAAAGCCATTGCTGAAGTTGAAACGCTGGGTGAAGGTTATTTGCCAAATGGTAAGCCTAAAATTCTGTTTGAACGTCATCGCATGTATTTCTATTTGAATCAGAAATTTGGCAAAACCAAAGCCAATGCACTCATGGCTAAACATCCAAATATTGTTAATACCAAAACAGGTGGTTATCACGGTGGATCTGCAGAGTACACACGTTTAAGTCAAGCCAAGCAGCTTGATGAATCATGTGCATTACAGTCGGCATCGTGGGGACGTTTCCAACTCATGGGTGAAAATTGGAAAGCCTTAGGTTATGCATCTGTTCAGGAATTTGTAGCACAGCATGAACAAAGTGAAAGCCTTCAGTTTGAAGCATTCCTTCGTTACTGTGAAACCAAGTCTGGTGAAGTCGATGATAAAAAATGGATGCTCATCGATGCGTTACGTCAAGAAAATTGGCACGTGGTTTTTTCACTGTATAACGGCAAAAACTATAAAAAACTTGGCTATGACACTAAGTTTTTACGTGTGATGAACCGCCTCGATCCAAACTATAAGAGTGCAAAAGCTGCATGAAAAAGCCAAATCAATTAAGAGAATATTTGCTCAACGCGATTCCTGATCTCAGCCCTGATCAGGATCGCTTATTGATCTTCACCAACAATGGTTCACTTCGCAGTACCATGGTCAGTGGTTTTAGTTTTGAAATGTCATACACCTTGGATCTGGTCATCACGGACTATGCCGGTGATGTTGATGTCATTGGTGTGGTGCTGTTCACGTGGATTGCAGAAAATCAGCCTGAATTGATGGCCAACCATGAAAAAGGTAAACAAGCCATTAGTTTTGAAGCTGAACTGATTGATAACAGTAAATATGACATTAACTTCCAAATTCCACTGACTGAACGTGTCGTCGTGAAAAAGCTGCAAGATGGCAAATTAGAACTCAGTCATCCTGAAGAACCGAAGTACACAGAATATCAACCTGCCACTGATTTTGAAGTCATCGATCCATCGGGTGAAGTCATTGCTTCATGGACCACTGCTGAAAAACAAGGTTGGTCATTAGACATGCCACCAACAGGTCGAAATCCATGACGAACAATGTTGAAGAACTTGCCACCTACTTACAGCCGTATTTGGAACGGTTATCAGTGGGTGAACGTGCCAAGCTTTCAAAACAGATCGGTCGTGATTTAAGAAAAAATCAGGGCAAACGTATTTCTGCACAACAAAACCCTGATGGTTCAACATACACCCCAAGGCGCAAACGCCTACGTGAACAAAAAGGCAAAATTAAGCGCAAAATGTTCACCAAATTAAAAAATACTGCTCATTTAAAATTGCTCAGCAATGCGGATGCCATTGCGATTGGCTTTGTGGGACGTGTTGCACGTATTGCACAAGTACACCAGGAAGGTTTAAAAGATCGTGCTGAACGTGGCGCACCGAGTGTGGTCTATCCAAAACGTGAACTTTTAGGCTTCACAGATCAGGATTTAAAACTGATTGAAGATTCATTCTTAAAACATATCAATCTTTAAGTTTTCAACATTGTAAAACTCACTTAATACAAGCCCCATCAGCTGAAATGGCTTAGTCCTTGACGCAAAGTGTTTGCATGAATGCAGATGCTAACCGTCGTCTTGAAAATATTGTTCGATTTGGAACCGTCAAGACCATCAATCCGTCTAAACCTATTCCACGTGTCATCGTCAATTTAGGCGATATAGAGACACCGGAAATCCGTTGCCTAAATATTCGTTCTGGTGACGATGCAACTTGGGACATGCCATCGACAAACGAAGAATGTGTTGTCATTTCACCATGTGGTGATATCGGTCCAACCAGCTTCGTTTTATATGGATTTTATAACGATGACCACCCTGCACCATCTGATGATTTAAACAAAAAAATTCGTATGTTTGCCGATGGCTGCGTCATTGCCTATGACGTTGCAGCACATCATTTATCTGCTGTTTTACCTTCAGGTGGCACAGCTGTTTTGACTGCTGATGGTGGTGTCACTGTCAACGGTGATACGACCATCAATGGAAATTTACAAGTCAATGGCAGTACGGCCATGACAGGAAACAATACCGTTGGTGGCAGTCAGTTGGTTCAAGGCAGCAGCCATTCTTCAGGAACATTTAGTTCAGATGGGGATGTCACTGCAAGTGGTATCAGTCTCACTAGCCATACTCACCCAGGTGATAGCGGTGGAACCACTGGAGGACCACAGTAATGATGTCACGTGAAAGTGGTCGTGAACTCGAAACTGAAATTGATCAAATTCGTCAATCCATTCAGGACATTTTGACCACGCCCATTGGTACCCGAATCATGCGTCGTGAATATGGTTCATTGCTGCCACAGCTCATTGACTCCCCTTTCAATGAAATCACCTTGCTTCAACTCTATGCAGCAACAGCAACAGCATTACTGCAATGGGAGGATCGAATCACCTTAAATTCAGTGTCGATCAATCAGATTGGTCGTGGCTCATTTGAATTGGAAATTGACTGCAATGTGGTCGACAACAATCAGCAACAGTCTTTAAGCATTCCACTTAACTTTGGATCTACGTTATGAGTGTCGATTTTAACCAGCTCACACCACCCAAAGCGGTGGAAGAACTCGATTTTGAAACCATCTTTAATGAGCGTAAAGAAGCCCTGATTGCGCTATGGCCAAGCAACAAACAAAACCAAATTCGTAAAACCTTGGAACGTGAAAGCGAACCACTCACCAAGCTGTTACAAGAAAACGTTTATCGTGAAGTTTTACTTCGCTCAAAGCTCAATGCCCAATATCGAGCAGTGTTTTTGGCTTATGCCACTGGTACAGATCTGGATGCCAAAGTCGCAGATTATGGCATTCAGCGTCTTATTATTTCGCCTGAAGATTTAACCACGACACCACCGACACCAGCGGTTTATGAAAGTGATGAGGATCTACGCTACCGAGCAAGCAAAGCATTTGATGCCTTATCCGTTGCAGGTCCAACATCAGCGTATGAATTCCATTCACTCAGTGCTGATGGTCGTGTGGCCGACGCTTATGCGTCTTCCCCTGCTCCTTCCCAGGCACTGATCACCATTTTGCAACGTGATTCTGAAAATGGTGCTGCTTCACCCGAACTATGTCAGAAAGTTTACGACTATGTTTCAGGTGAAAAACTTCGACCTACAGCTGACCGTGTGACAGTTCAATCCGCTGGCATTATCGAATATCAAATTCAAGCCGTTCTTCACCACAACAATCTGCCTGAAACAGATCCAGTGCTTGAAGAAGCAATTGCCAATATCAATGCGTTTATTAAATCTCCAAAACGTATTGGCCAAAGCATTTATCTGTCAGCGATCTTTAAACAATTGCATGTTTCAGGTGTTGAACGTGTTGAATTGATCAGCCCACCTGCAGACGTTTTAGTCACAGCTTTTGAAGCATCGTTTTGTACTGGTGTGAATGTCACCATCGCGGAGGGTTAATGAAGAACTTACTTCCTCCAAACAGTACCGAGCTTGAACGTAAAGTTGCTGAAGAACTTGGCAACAATTCAAACTTGCCTGCAAATTTACGAAGTCTTGTCACCTTGAATGATGTACCAAGCCAATTCTTACCGCATTTGGCTTGGGAAAACAGTGTTGACCGCTGGCAACAAGATTGGTCTGAAGAAGTCAAAAAACAGCAGATTAAAGCAAGTTTTGAAGTTCACAAATACAAAGGTACCAATTACGCCTTACGTAAGATCGTTGAAGCCTTCGGTTACAGCGTCACCATTTATGAATGGTGGCAAGAAGTACCAATGTCTGAGCCAGGTACATTCCAGATCGCAATCGACACCAATAATCAATCATTAACGGAACAAGGGCTGAATACGTTACTTCAGCTCATTGATGACGCTCGACCGCTTACACGCCATTGCAAACATATACAAATCAATGTCACACCCAGCTATGCACAGATCTATGCCTTAGCAGGCAGTTATAGCGGTGACGATACAACCATTTTCCCAGAAGTCCAGGATGCCATTATTTCCGCAGCTCCTATTTGGGCTTTCTATGAGCAAACAGAAACTGAAATTTATCCTTTTGGAGCTCAAGTATGAGTTATTACACTAAGATTACGACCGCAGGTTTAGCAGCAATCACCGCTGCAATGAATAATAGTTCTAAAGTTCCTATTACATATATGGCTTTCGGTGATGGCAATGGATATATTCCTGAACCTGATGAAAATGCAACTTCATTACTTAACGAAGTCTATCGTGTTGGTGTGAATAAAGTTGAAGTTCATAGTAAGAACCCAAATTGGTTAGTCTGTGAAGCAATCATTCCTTCCGCTGTTGGTGGTTTTAACATTCGTGAAGTGGCTCTCTATGACAGTACTGGTAATACCATGTTGGCAATTGCAAGTTACCCACCAACGTATAAACCAACGGTTGAAGAAGGTGCAGCAAAAATTCAAACGATTCGGATTGTGATTCAAGTCGACAACTCTGGAAGTTTTGAATTAATTGTTGATCCTGATGTTGTGTTAGCAACTGCGCAATATGTTCAAGACGAAGTTTTCAAAGGTCAAAGCAATGTAAGTGTCAAACAATATGGAGCAAAAGGAGATGGACTCCATGATGATCACTTAGCATTGCAAAATAATGCCACGGCAATGGATCTTGATCAGCTCACTTACATGTTTATACCTTGCCGTCAAGAAAGTTATTTATTAAAAGATACCGTTGTAATTAATATGCCGTCTATGATTTTTGGAAATCGAGCCGCGACATATTATCGAGGTGTTGGCAAAAAAGGATATATTATCGTTGATTCAGAAGGTCCAGCTTTTGATTTAGGTGGTGATAAAAACACAGCTGAACGTTTAGGTAACCCAGCAGACCAGTGGACAGTTAAAAATATCGGTTTTATTCCTCACCCTGATCAACTTCCTTTAACTAAAGTAGCGATACAACATAGTGCAAAAACGAATGGACCTGATCGTGGATTTATTCTAGAAGAAGTGAGTGGTTCAAGACTCAAAAATGTTCTTCATATTAAAGATCATGGTGTTCAAACACAGCTTGCAACGCTGGTCGTTGAGAAATGTACTATTTCAAATAATAGCATTGCAATTTTGGCAGATGGCAATGTTTTTGGAGCAAGGATAGTCGGCAATCAAATCGAACAAAATAGTAGTGGTTGTATACATGGAGTGTTTCATGCAGCTCTAACCATACATGACAATATGTTGGAAGGTTCAGGCAATACTATCTATATCAAAGACCACAACATTGATAGAAATGGTTGTTATTTAAGTCTTGAAGGTAATTATTTTGAATTAAACTATGGCGATTATTTAATTAAGATGGATTCCTATAAAAATACCATTTTTTCAAAAGGTAACTACGTTTCTGGGTTTTTATCATCTGACGGTATCACTCCAAACACTGATCGCAATAGACCAACAGACCACTTCTTACTAACTAATACTTATACAATGGTTTATATCTACGATGCGCTTTCAGTAACATTCTACGGTAGTGCTTCTTTGCTTGAAAAAAACAATTTAGATAAATACTTATTATATGTTGAACCTAGTAAATATTTTAAGGAAATTGGTCTCTACAAAGATATTAACCGTTTAGAAAACAATAGCTATTTAACTAAAAATATTGGAAATAAAGTATTAACAGAATTGGGGGAGATATATGTTTTAGGAACATCTGGAACATATATAAATTCAAAATTATTATCTTCTGCGAATGATATATTAGAAATTAACGCATCGTTTTTTTCCAATTCCGATGAGGATTACATTCAGTATTTAACAGTTATCGATACAAATAACAATAGACTTCCGTCATAAATCAAAAAACGTACAATTTATTTGATCTTAAATTAATCAGCAAAATTATTTAATTCAAGAGATAATCCTTGGATGAAATTCAAAGATATTCAAAAATTATCAAACGTTAAGTTTCGTAGGCTTACCGGTGTTAGTTGGGCTACATTTAA